TATCAACATCCTATAACACTATGGGGTGATGGTACACCTATGAGAGAGTTTCTCCATGTTGATGATTTAGCAGAAGCGTGTTATACTTGTATGGAGAGATATGAAGGTGAAAGTCACATCAATGTCGGTACAGGTGTAGACGTAACCATTAAAGAACTTGCTGAAACTATTGCAGATGTTGTAGGTTTTACAGGTGGATTTAATTGGGATACAACTAAACCAAATGGAACACCTCGAAAGGTAATGAATGTTGACAGAATTAAATCATTAGATTGGGAACCTAAATTCTCTCTACGAGCAGGTATTGAATCTACTTATCAATGGTACTTAAACAATGAATGAAATTAGGAGACAAAAAGTGAAAGCACAAGTTAAATCCAGATTTTACTACTGGTTCTGGGGTCTTGCTACTGTATCAGTAGTTGCTGGCCAGTTGTATGTTGGATCTGGTTATCGTCAGATGGCAAGATCCTTTAATCGTATTATGGATACAATCGTACTAGAATTGGAGCAAAGTTTCTATAATGAAAGAAAATTCTATTGACAAATCAGAAGATTCGTCCTATACTGAGCAAGACTATTGGGAAGGTAGGGTTCCCGATGAATTATTTGAAGAATACCTTCAAAAATATGGATATGCGTACACTCCCATTAGTGGGGGTTGACAGATCCACAAACCTACTATATACTATTGAAATCAATCATTGCGATTGACTTCCGCAGATTTTTTCACTTGTTGAAAGAGGATGCAAGCAACAATGCTCAAATTGTACTAAACCTAAAAAATCTAACAAAATGGCAAATCGTAAGCAAAGACGACAGATCAAAAGACTGTTCAAGAAAGTAAGTAATATAATACTTCGTAAAAAAGATCCAAGAAATCAGACTTTACAAGATCTTTTCTCTTCATTTAATAACAATTTTGAAGCACCAGAAGATTTTCAACGTCCATTATCTTGGGGTAAAGAACAAAAAGAAAAATTCTTTATCTCAACATTAATGAATAGAATTGAGGGAACAATCGTTGTTGTAAATGTACCTAAAGCACTTGCAGCAATAAAAAGACACGCTTCAGTAAATGAATCTTGCAGTAGTATATCAAGAGCAATAGAATTATTTGAAGAAGTAACTCGAAGTGGGAAGAAATGGATTGTTATTGATGCTAACAATCGTTTATCATTCATCTGTGATTTATTGAGTGATAACTATGTTATTCCACATGGTGAATATGAATTTATTCCTGATTCTGATGATAATTTTTGTGGAACTTTCACTGTAGATAAGAATAACAATAAATTCTCTTTACTACCAGAAATAGTACAAGAAGCAGTTTATAGTAGAGTAACTGTTATTAGTGAATATGTTCAAACTGATTGGCAAGGAATGTCAATCGCATTTATAAACACAAATAGTATGGTTGCTCCTAATGAGCAAGAAATTCGTAATGCTTATTATTCAGACTGGCCCAGATATATTCGCAATCTTCGTAAATTGCATCTTAATTTATTAGGATGGGTATTTAAAGATCCTCTAAAGCGTTATGTTGGAGATGAGTTCTTATTAGATTGTATAGCAATGGACATGGTGTGTATTCAACCAACTGAAACTGAAGCAGATTTTGAGCATAAACTCAATCATGGTACAAATCAGGAAGAAGTATTCTCTGCTAATGTGGTATGTGCAGCATTATCTCCTAGAGTGAAAGATAACATTTATCTTTTAGATCATCTTCAAGATGATGAATTTTATCAGTCAAGATTTACACATCTATATGACCATTTATCAAAAATGAGGAAGAATAAGATTGAATTTACTGTAAGTAAATCATTAATCCAAAATGTATTTTGGATGTACTGTAATGGACTTAATTCTTATACTGAGATAGTAAATGCAGTAGAACTTTATCAAAAAGCATATGCTGATGCTAGTCTCACATATAGTGATGATGAAGCAACATTCAAAAATGCTTGTTCTGGAAATTCCAGAAAGAACATGGAGTTTCGTTACATTGTACTCAGTAGGATTGTTGAGGAAGTGAGGGAAGATGATGGAATTGATGAATGTTTAAATCAAGAAGCATTGGAGCAAGTTTTGGCAACAATCTAAACCAGTCAACAAACTGACACAAGCCCCCTATACAGGGGGTTTTTTTATGCTATTATATAAATGTTGAGGGATAAAGGTTCTACTGCCCGAACAACCAACCTTGAAAGGTAGCATTGAAATAGAATGTGGTAATTCCTTTCATAATGATGTTTAGTAGGGGTTCAGGTGTAAGCGATTCCCAGTAGGTAAATTTGGGCAACTGGGTGAAACCTAGATCATTGCCCCTTTCTCTCAACTGCTGCAAGTCCCTTTGGTGGTTTCAGACTTGGAGGCGATAGGAAACTACCACATCATTTAGGCAAGGATCTATGGTTGTCTCAATTCAGTTGAGAAATTACGTCCTGTAAGTCCTACACACAACAACGAGGAGATGGATGTGCCTCTCGGATCGCAACCGAAGAAAGAACTAACATCCCTATAGTTTCCATTGCATTATTATTCTATGCCAACTGCATCTACAGCAAAGAGATCAACAACTCCACGCAAAAGACGCACTCGTAAAACATCAACAACTGTTTCCAAATCTATACCTCTAAATACTCCAGTTGCTGAGCCAATCGTGACTGAAGATGTCAAACAAGAGAGTAAAGTTAAGACAGTTGTTAACAAAATACAACAGTTAAATGGAATTGATTTTGTTATACTTCCTCTGATCTATCTCGAAGCATTTGTAGTAAACTTTCTACAGAACTTGGATGTAAAAGTACCAGAGAGAGTGGCAATCAAATAACTGTCACACAGACCCCTTCGGGGGTCTTTTTTATGCTATAATATAATTATTGAGAAAAGATTTTATGATTACATTACGTCCACACCAATTTGATACTGTCAAGGCAATGTGGGATAATGATAAAGGTCAGATCATTGTACCTACTGGTGGTGGTAAGACCATGTGCATGATTGATGATGCTATATCATATCTTAATGGTGGTCATAAGACTATCGTTGTAGTTGCTCCTCGTATATTATTAGCAGAGCAATTATCATCAGAGTTCTTAGAGATTATACAGAAAAAGTATCAGTTTATCAATGTATTACACGTACATAGTGGAGAGACTCATCACTTCAGTACAACTAATGTTGATATGATTAGACAGTGGGATGAACTTAATGGTAACAAGATTATCTTTACAACTTATCATTCTCTTCATAGATTAGTAGATGCAGATGTTAATGTTGATGTAATATACTTTGACGAGGCTCATAATAGTGTTCAAAAGAACTTTATTGAGTCTGTTGAGTATTATTCATGGTATGCAAAACGCTGCTATTTCTTTACTGCTACACCTAAACATTCTAAGACTCCTTTTAAAGTAGGAATGAATGAAGAGGACATTTATGGTAAAGTATTAATCAATGTACCAGCCCCTGAGTTAGTAGAACAAGGGTTTATTCTACCACCTAAAGTAACAATCAAGAAGATAGATGAGACTGACGATAGTAGATTCAGACATGAGAAAGATTGTGACAATGTATTAGATAGTATTGATGATTGCAACAAGGATAAGATCCTTATCTGTGCAAGATCTACTAAGCAAATTGTTAGTTTAACATCACTAACTGACTTCTGCATACAGTTAAGATCTCGTGGATATTCATGGATGTATATTACATCTAAAACTGGTGCAATCATTGATGGTAAGAAAGTATCTCGTGAAGATTTCTTCAATACATTAAATGATTGGGGTCAGGATGATGATAAGAAGTTTGTAGTATTACATCATAGTATATTATCTGAAGGTATCAATGTAAAGGGATTAGAGACAGCAATTTTTCTAAGAAACATGGATTACATTGGTATTAGTCAGACAATCGGTAGAGTTATTAGAAAAGGTAACGCTACCAAGACTTATGGGTTGATTTGTGTACCAGTTTATGATAGAGTTGGTATATCAACATCACGCAGAGTTGAAGCAGTTGTTGATACCATTTTCAACAAAGGTGAACCAGCAATTTCTACAGTAACTAAATGATTACCACAAAAAAGAAAAACAGAATCGAAGAGTATTGTGAAACTACCTTTAATTGTTTAAAGGCAAATGTACACAACTGGGGCAATCCTGACTATGCTCGACCTATATCAAGAATATACTATGCTGGTGTATTTGATTGTGGTAATCCTAATCCTACAGGTTTAATCAGTGCCAAGGCTTTGAAGAATAAGAAGAACAAACTAAAGACAGTTTGTGATCATTACTTATCACCACAATTTGTAGGTAGATTGATACTTGACAATCCTGATGTGTATTTGAGAGACTACATTACATTTAGAAAGTTGTTTGTTAAATGTACTGAGACAATCGTAGTTACACAAGAAGAGAATGAGAATCTATCTGAACTTACAAAGAATGTTAAGGGTAATTTTATTGTCAAGATTCCTACCAACTTAAAATATCATTATCTCGGTATTAAATTATATAAACGAGAAGATGGTGTTAAAGGATGGAAGAAAGAAAATTGTACCATACTGGAAAGTAATATATTAAATGATGTGCCAGTTGAATTACTGGACTATGAACAGCGATATTTGTTAACTTAGATGCTATTATAATAATGTTCGATCTTAATCTATTTTACAAAATGCACAAATCTACACTTGATCTATTTGAAAAATGTGCTATTGATCCTGATGATATTGAAGCACTAGCAGCATATTATGAGGTGACTTGTGATTATTACATGGAAGAATTTCAAGGATTGGAGGAGTATGAAAGTGAGTAAAGATCTTCCTACAAAAGAATATATGGTAGATGGATGGGATCGTGGGCCAGTTGGTTCACATCCATATAAACGTGGTTCGTTCCATAATAAGGCAGGTATGACTATTATGTGGGCTTTCTACGGTATAGTAATAGTACAAGTATTTCATGCAATTAGTGTTATACCATTCTTTCCAATTACATTCCTAATGTTATCATTTGGAGCATACATTTTATTTCAAGGATGGATAGCAAGATGAAAGACTTAGTATTGTTTGGAGATTGTAAACAAACACTATCTGCATTTATTGATAAAGCACAAATGTGTGTTACTTCTCCACCTTACTATGGTCTAAGAGATTATGGAGGGGAGGATAATCAAATAGGACAAGAATCATCTCCAGAAGAGTATATTCAAAACCTAGTAGAAGTATTCCGAGAAGTGCGTAATGTGCTAACTGAGGATGGTACATTATGGTTGAATATTGGTGATAGTTATTATAACTATAGACCAGGAAAAGGTCAAGGGTTAGTTAAACAAACTGTATCCAAGACTAAACAAGATTTACCAGACAAATGTGCAAGACGAGGTAACAAATTAGATGGACTAAAAGAGAAAGATTTAATTGGTATTCCTTGGATGTTAGCATTTGCATTAAGAGCAGATGGATGGTATTTAAGGCAGGATATTATATGGCATAAACCTAATCCAATGCCAGAAAGTGTGAAGGATAGATGTACTAAATCACACGAGTATTTGTTCCTATTAAGTAAAAACAAGAGGTATTATTATGACAATGAAGCAATCAAAGAACCAGCGAAAGATTGGGGTACTAGAGATAGGTCTAAAGGTAAGTATCATAATGCTGGCACTGGTTTATCCCCTCATTCAGGGTTGACTAAATCATATCCAACAAAGAATAAAAGATCAGTTTGGAGTATAACTAACAAACCATATAAGGGGGCTCATTTTGCAGTATTTCCACCTGATTTAATTAAACCATGTATATTAGCAGGGTCACGTAAGGGTGATATAGTATTAGATCCTTTTATGGGATCGGGAACTACTGCTATGGTTGCAAAAGAATTAGGTAGGTATTACATAGGATGTGAATTGCATGAGGATTACGGTAATTTAATATATGACAGAACAGCACCCTACCACACAAACATCGAAAAATTCTTATGACTATGCCACTTTAGTAAGCTGCACACTCTATGCACCATGCGTCCTAAAATAGAGTATTATATAAATGTTGAGAGATCACTAGGTTTCTAACTACTCTGACACACTTGACTTAGTACCTGTAATTAGACTCAGTAAATGGGTTAGGATCAGGTGAAGCACCTCTTGAGCAAGTAAGAAGCAGAGAAATGATGTTAGAGTAATTTACTTACCCTAGTCTTTCAACACTTTCGTCCTATACTAACGACTATCATGTCAGTACAAACTGAGCAAAACGATCTATTTTTTGCATTGGAAAATGCAGAGAGTGGTAGTGAACTACTTGAAGCGATTGATGCTTATGTAGAGGGAGGTCGTCAAGAAGTATAGTTCTAATTGACAATATGAGGGAAAGAGTTTGCAGTTAGCATTACTTTCCCTCTTTTTATTCTTCCTATATTATTAACAACAAATGGACAACGATTTCGACAAAACATTATCACAACTGGGTGATGATTCATGGGATTCAGTATCAGAAAGTTTTTTAACTGATGATTATGGTGTTAAAGAAACACTAGAATATGAAACACAAAAACTATTAAATAACTTCTAATTGTTAATTAAAGTAAATATAACGCTACATATAGTAGTGATATATTTGTACTTGTTAATACACTATGTGTTAGCGAACTTGACAATAATCTAATAATCAAGTAAAATTAACAAATAGCAGGTAATCATCATGTCCCAAACTCTCACCGACAATCAGAAATTAACACGTTATCGTGTTACTTTAGATTTAATGATTGACGATACATCATGTACTAATCCCGAAGATTGGAATTGGTATAATTTACTCCAACTTGAAAAACGTGAGCAAATTAATGATGTTTATGTTGAGAATATGGGAGACTATGTAACATGAATGAAGAAGAATTCCTACTTAAGTTTGGTGATGATGAGGATGATCTCGATTACGAGAATTTTTATTATGAAGATTCATCAGGATTGGAACAAGATATTACTATTGAAGCACATGAATAGCATCACTAAATGTTATCATGTGACAGTCTAAGAGGCTGCACACATTATTACCATTCGTCCTTATTATGGACTATATTATACTTAACAACCAAATTTAATTATGATTTCAGTTCCAACAGTCACAACTTCTCCTGAAGAAAGTTTAACTTTATCCGAGAGAGTTGAGAATTGGGTGTATCTTTATACACAATCTTTAGAAGAGAACTACACTAAGAGATACCCAAATTCATCCGATCCTGTAAAATTTGAAATGGAAAAGGGTAGAAAGTATTGGAGAGTCAATCAAGTTAATGGTGGAGTTCATTCATTTGTTGATAGAAAAACAGGTGAAGTTTATAAACCAGCATCTTGGAGGGGGCCAGCCAAATATGTAAGATTTGATCTAAGAATTATCAACAACCGTATGAAATTACATGATCCAGAGTTTACAGATTGGGCAGGTGGTTATCTTTATTTGAGGTAAATTATGCTAGTTGAACTATCTAAAAAGGAGTTACAATCGTTGTGTGAGTTTATTACTTACAACAACGATATTGATAAAGAGATTGATAACATCTATGATAAATTGAAAGGCATTTCTATTGCTTGCACTTGTAAAGAATCTAACTAATTATTATGTCAAAGAATATGAATTCAAAAGAGAAATTAATTTTTCTCTTTTCTTTTGTTTGGTGTTTACACTGGGGAACATGTATTTTCTCGAAATTAGTGGATATGGTTATTCTAAATCAGTCTGTCAAAATGTTACCTACTGGTTTTTGAATAAGTATCTATCAAGAAAGAAGATTAACCTCGAAATATTACATCGAGGGCTCAAACGTGAGAAAGTTTGTGGTTATTGTGATGTGTCCAGTAAGAGTTACAATCCTCGAAACTTCTTGATAGAACTTGATACTTACATGAATAAAGAGTTATACATAAAAACCTTATTACATGAGTTAGTACACTTAAAACAGTGGGTAATTGGGTCACTAAGAGAGAAACGAGGTAGAATGTATTATGATAAAGAGTTAGTTAATAATTATGAATACTTATACCAACCTCACGAGATTGAAGCACGTAAGGAAGAATTAATATTATACGATTTATACACTAATGATAAAGAAATGGGGACAGTTCATGAAGCTGCACACAAGTCCCCCAATAGGATTCAATTCGTAGTATATTAGAAGAGTAAACAAAGCAATTACTTTTTTTTATTATGGAAGTTACATCCAAAGACGGAAATATGGTTGTTGATTTCTATCCTGTAAAGAATTGGGATGGTAAACTAATCAGCAATCGTATGCTCAAAGTATTATCATTTCGTGGTGATACTCAAAAGAAAATGATAATATCTCGTGATGAGTTTTACTATCAAGTAAGGGAGTATATTAAGGATTATAAGTATTCAGTTACTTCTGAGTATATGCCAGCACAATTTGTTAATGTGGAGGTGTAATTATGACCAAAAAACTATTCATTGCAAACCCTAACGCAACTAACTCTGAAATGGATTCAAAACAAATTATTAACAATGTTCAACTAACTTCACTGCAAAGAGATGAACTAATTGAACAATTTTGTGAGATAGTTGTTGATAATATGTCACATGGATCTCTTGTAGATTATTGTAAAGAAGAGATGGCAAATTATCATGATAAGTTATCAGATAATGAACTAATTGAGCATATAGATTGTTATGATGATGAACTATATGAGGAGTTAGTTGATAACGTAACTAACGAAACTGTACTTGACACT